CTTCAGCAGCAATACGCTGAATAGCTTGCAATGCGCCTACATAGTAGGAATACAAAGTGTTACCAGCAACAATCAAGTCAGCCTTGTCTGTACCACGAATCTGCTTAATAGCAGCATTAGTCATAGCAGCAAGAATGGTTGTTGAAGAAGTAGCACCAGAAGTAATCTGGTTTTGCCAGAAAGTCCAAGTAGCGCGGTTAATACCACCGTAAGTACCTGAAGTTGGGGAAGCAGCAACAGCAGCGCCCAAACCATCCAAGTTCTTACCACCGTTACCAGTACCATCACCATACAAGTCACCAGAAATGCGGTTCAACAGGCGAGCTTCAGAAACTTGCATACGACCATCTAAAAGGTCAATGATTGCTTCTTTGCTGCTGTTTTGCAACATTTCAAGACCAGACATAGTTACTGAGTCTGCGTATTGTGCAATTTTGTACTGGGCAGCAGAGATAGGGCTATCTGGAGCAATGTTCAATACTTCATATCCGCTATAAGAATTAGCGTTGTTGGTTGTGCTGTCGTCATACATAATCTCTTCCAAGATTACATTACCGCCTGAGAATGGGCGTACATTGCCCTTCTGTTGCAAGCGCTGAAGAATAGCGTTGTTTTGTGTTAAGTTATCTGCCAATTCACCGCTACGACTTTGAATAGTAGTTGCGATAATATCGGTGATTGCTGAGTTAGCGAATGCCATGATATATCCTTAAAAAAATGTGCCAAAATTGGCTAGTTAAACCCTGCGGCTCATTGCTTCACCTAATTGGTCAGCAATAATAGACCGCCTATCCTTTTTATCGCCAGGTTCAATCACTCTTCCGCTAGGAGTAACGGATTTTGGACTTACTGCTGCCGCCTTCGCTTTCGCTACTTGCTGTGCTTTGATTGTTGATTGCTTGGCAGAAGTTAGGAGTCTTTCCTGTTCTAATTCCCAAACATCATCATTCATACGCACAGCTTTCTTGTAAGCTGTTTCTAGGTCTTGGGCTTTCCCTAGCTCAAGTAGTTGAGCCATTTCTTCCCTTACCACATCAAAGTGTGGATACTTCTCCACATCACTCCGATACTTCTCAATTTCAGTCATTAAGCGTTGGTTTTCCTCTTGGGCAAACCGACCTTTAATGGTTGAAACTTCTTGATTAACCATGTTTAGCTGGTTCATCAGTTGTTGCGTGTAAGGGTCAAACTGTTGCATCTGACCATTACCATTTAATTGTACGCCATATTCTTGTGCAAGTCTTTGAAAGATTTGGACTTTCTGTTGCATTGGTGCATGAGTCAAAATTTGGTCGGCTCTTGCTAAATTAGAAATATATTGCTCTGGCTTAATTCCACGCTTTTGCAAGTCTTCAGCATACGGCCCAACAGCTTCTTCATAAGCCTTTGCTCTGTCAGCTTCAGCTTTGTAAGTGCTTACGCCTTTCTTGTATTCAGACTCTCTTTGATTGGCATATTCAGCAAATTTATTAAAGTCCTCTTTGTTGATTTGTTCGCCTTTTTCCATTTTGTCCCAAATTTGGACATATTCTTTTTTCCATGTAGAAGGGCGACTTATAGGCTTATCCTGCGGTTCTTCATCCGACTCCGTAAGTTCATTAGCTTGAAAACTTTTGGCAGATTCTTCTCTATCTTCAAAGCGTACTTCCTCTTGGTCGGACTTCTGGGGTATGTCATTTTCCAAAACCGCTTCCGCTTCCAAGGGTTCTTGCTCATCTGCTGACTCCATTGCTTGTTCTAATAATGCTCTGCGGTCTAATTGTTCTTCTGACATGGTTTTTCCTATCTATAGTTAAGTTTTGCATAAGCCAGTTCCGCAATTTGACGCTTTCTTGCTTCTTGGGACTTTGTGCTAATTTGTGCTTCTTGACGCTGCATTGGTACATCGTTGCCTAATTCAATACATCCATTACGCTTTAAGTTCTCTCTATGCTTAGAGCGACTGTCAATCCATGAGCCATCAGCCATGCTTATATGGCCTTCAATGTCAGACATAACAGTAGGAGCAACCCTAGTTTTCATAGCTACTTTGTCTTGCCAGGAAGCCTTTGCTGCTTCTTCTCCAATAGTAGGTGTCCACCAATCAAGAAAAAACTCTTCGTCTGACTGTTGTTTTTTTGCAACATGATTACTTTCAGAATAACCGCATTTAGGGCAAATCATTACATTCTCCTTATAAGGTCAGGTACTTGGTTATATTCTTCTTGACGCAATGCAATAACTGAGTCATACCACTTGCCATTTTTCCAACGCCAGCAGATATACTCTTCTTTAGGTAGCAATACAATCGTTTTAACGCCCAATGCGCCTGCTAAATGGGCTGTGCCTGTGTCTACTGTCACAATGCCTTTTAAAGCCTTCATGTGGCTTGCTGTGACCTTCCAATCGGTTTTCCATCCATCATCAGGCAAAGGATGAAAAAAGCCGTCATGGTCTGGTGATAGGCTATAAGCGTTATCCCCTACTAATTCATACATTTTGTGGTCAGGAATAGACTTAATATGAAATAGAATGTTGCGACTTGCGCCCCAATTTACCCCTATTTTTGGCTCAATATTGGAAGGTTTAGCGTCTAAATAACCTTCAGAACCTACTATTTTTTTAGTTGTTATGGGAAATAATGACTTTGCATACTTATCTGCACATGAAATATAGTAAGGAAGGCTCATATTGCCTAGCCAATAATTACATTCCACTACATCAGGGCATTCAGGCTGATTTGTAAGCACATCAATGCATTCAAATTGCCCCAAAATAGGCAGTAATGAACCATGAGTGAGTAATACGACCTTTTTTGCGCCCATTATTTTAAGAAAAGGTAAGAACCTAGCAAACATAAAGATGTCGCCAAAGCCTTGTTCCATTTGAATAACAATAGACTTGTTTAAAAGACTTTCACCACGCCAAATAGCAGGTTTTGGTGGCTTTTTAGTGTATTCGCTTACTTGGTTAGCTAAAACTTCAGGATGCCAACGATATTCAAACAGTCTAAAGCCAGCGTCATAACGCCCAGCGTGTAGGTGTTCGTAAGCCTCTTTGTATTTTGCGTGTGGATTTACAGGATTAGTGCTAATAGGGCCTCTTCATCATCTAATTCTGCTTGTCGCTTTGCTTCTAAGATTGCTAACTCTTGCTCTAAGCGGAGTTTTGCGGCTCTTATTAATACAGCGTTTTGCAGGTCTTGTTGTTGCGTTACAAGATTAGCGATGTATCGGTCAATGTTTGCTAGGTTTGACGGTATATCAACGCTAACTTCTTGATTGGATTGTACTTTGTTTTGTTTGTGCTTGCTTACTTTTGGGTCTACTAAATCAGCAATAGTTTGCTTCCTAGCTTCTTGGTCTGCCCTTAATGCAGCTATGCGCTTTTCTTCTGCCAGGCGCAGTTTCTTTTGAATACCTTTAAGTCTTTTTAGCTCTTCCCTTGTATAAGGTGCGTCATCACCACCAACCTTTGTAGGTGTAACTGGGGTAATGACAATTTGGAATGCATCATTTTGAAATGCATTGACTTGAAAAGCTGTTTGAAACATTAGAATGTTCCGCCTGATACCCCTACAAACTTAGTAGCTGTAATGGTAGTTCCAGTAATAGCTGCGGCTGCTGTACCACCAATAGCAGGTGGACTTGACAAGTCTAAAGTACCGCCTAAAGTAAGGCTTCCTGTGGTTGTAACTGTACCACTAAGTGATATACCTGAAACTGTGCCTGTACCGCTTACAGAAGTTACTGAGCCACTTCCCTTGCTATTAAATGTAGTCCAATCTGTGCTTGTAAGGTAGCCGTTTACGCTTCCTGTGGCGGCAGCCATACTAATTGCTGGAGTTGCACCACCACTACTTACTACAGGAGCAGTACCTGTTACTGAGGTTACCGTTCCCTGTGGATTAGCAGCAGTTGTAATGCTAGTAACACGCCCATAAGTGTCGATTGTGACTACAGGAATAAGGGTGCTAGAACCAGTTGTGCCAGCCGTTGCCACACCTGAAGCTAAGTCAATAACAGGAGTATTACCACCAGTACTGGTTATACGACCAGTAGTTCCACTTACGCTAGTTACAGTACCACCGCTAGATGGGCTTGTATTGGTAATAGTAAAGTTAGGGTAAGTACCACTAGTTGAAATACCAGTACCAGCAGTTAAAACTACGGTTTGGTCAGGAGCAGTATTGGTTACGGTTACAGCACCAGTTGATGCACTTACGCTAATTCCTGTGCTTGCCGCTAAAGAATTAACCACATTGGTAAGTCCTGAGCCTGAACCACTAAAGGTTGTAGCTGTAATGGTTGTACCTGTTATGGCTTTAGGTGTTGTTGCACCAATAGTCATGTTATCCATTGTTCCTACATAAGTAGGGTTTATTTGGATTGAATTAACGCCTGTAGGGTTAATATGAACATGACCAGTACCAGTAGGACTAATGTCTATTTGTGCGTTTGTGCCGTTAATGTTAGTAGAAACATTGATTGAAGCATTGTCACCACCGCCAGCACCCATGCTTATTTGAGTTGTTCCTGCGGAGTTTTTAAGCGATAAACCACCTGAGTTTGATGCTTGTACTGTAGGAGTAGTAAGGCTAGTAGAAGCACTTACAGTAGTAAATTTACCTGTGCTTGTGGTTGTAGCACCAATCGTTGTGCCATCAATAGCACCGCCTGTAATTGCCACGCTATTAGCGTTTTGCGTAGACATAGTGCCAAAGCCACTAATGTCGGTATTTGTAAGAACTACTGTTCCTGTGTAGCCATTGACGCTAGTTACAGCATCGGTATTGTCTATCTTCTGCCATGCCGACCCGTTATATACCGCCCAATCACCAATTTGCCAATCAGAAATACCGTTGAGAGTAGTGCTGCCAGCAACATTAACAACATAGTAATAACCCTTAGTACCAACAGAACTGGTGAGAGTAGGCGTATTAGTACTTGCATTCCATGTTCCTTGATAGCTTAAAGCTCCTAAAACTGCGGCTGGTAACTGACTAACAGGGACTGTTCCACTACCATCTAAACTTGCTACTCCGTTAGCTACGCCTTTTGTTGCAGTTGCAACATAATCGCTAATCGTAACGCCAGACATTGAGCCACCAGTTACAACAATGTTATTACTGTTTTGCGTGGACATTGTTCCAAGACCAGTAACTGCGGTGCTAGGAATAGTTGTACTAGCTGTCATAGCGGATACACCATTGCCATATACATAACCAGTTAAGGTTGATGCACCAGTACCGCCATTGTCTACAGGGATTGTTCCTGTCAATACATGGTCATCATTCCAATCACTAGGGCGTACAACAGTTGTGTCTGTACCGTCAGGTATCGTTGAAACCTTTGTATGCTTGACTGTTATAGCCATTTTATTGGACTCCGATTATCTTGCCGTCAGCACCTCGAACTACAGTCTTAGGTCTGTTATGTTGAGCATTAATTGTGTCTACAAGGGCTGAAATTGCTTGTGCCATTTGTTCGTTTCCTTGACCAATAGCATTGGCAATAGGCTGCATAGGGTGTTCTTGTGCCCTTACATACTCTTCTTCAGTTAAATAGGCTTGCGCTCCATCTGAATCATCAGAACCAATGCGTGCTACTTCAATTTTTGCGCCATTGTTAATGTGAGCTAACATTACTTGAGTATTACGCTCAGTCATCATCTTCATTTGGGCTACTTTTAGCTCCATTTCTCTGTCAGCAGCGTTTCTTTGCTGTTCAAGTTGGAATTTAAGTTGGTTTTCTTGTGCCTGGTACTCTTGTTTAGCCTTTTCAAGCTGCATTTGACCCTGTAACTTAGCTTGCTCGACTTGAGCTTGCATCTGAATCTGTTGCATCTTCGATTGGTTGTCCATCTGCGCTTTTTGTATCTCTGGTGGCGGTGGTTTAGGCTGACCTTGCATCTGTTGTGCTTTAGTACGCATTTCATCAGCAGTTTGGTCAATAATTCCTTCCAACTGTTTACCTGCTTTGAACGCTGTTACGCCAAACTTAAGCATTTCCATAGCCATAGGTGCTAATTCAGGTTGTGCTTGAATCATAGGGACTGCTTGTTGCATAAAGCCACTCATTGCTTGCAAGAATTGCATTCTGTCTTGCTTTTCTTGCTGCTCATCTTGGTAAATCATTGAGTCAGAGGTGACTTCTATGCGGAAATTCTTAGCTGCTTCATCTCTTAACAGCGCAATCGCTTGTGGAATGTACTGTTGGTCTTGCGGACTTAGTTGCATTGCACCAGAAATCTTCACTAGCGTGTCATCTGTAAAATGATTGCAAATAATCTGCGCTTTAATGCTTAAAAGGCTAGTAGCAAAGTCTACAACTGAGTGTTGCATTGTCTTTAAGCGACCAGCAGCGTTATTAGACTTAATAATTTGTGCGCCAAGAGTTTCATTGGGGTCAGTTTGTCCACGCTGAATGTCAGCAATACCCATTAATTCATAGATTTGACCCTTAACTTGTTCCATTGCTTGATAACAAGATTGCAAAGCGCTTGCAAAAGGAGTTATATCGACTAAATCAATAGCGCCTTTCATACCTTGTTTTTCGGCAAATGCCATCCAGTTACTTACTGGAATCATGGTGTTGTTTTCGCCTTCAGAGAACAGTCTTTGTAGCTCGCTGGCTGATGCATCGTAAACGCCTCGTACCTTCAAAGCGTTAATCAAGCCATCAATTCTGTCACAAAGAGCGTCTAATTCTCTTGCTTGGTCTTGGTAAATGACAAAGTCAGGAATTGGCTCAAGGCTATCAGTTGTAAGGGTGCTGTATAGGGGTTTAGGACAAGGCCAAAAGTTCTCCAAGCCCAATGGGTCATCACGCTCATCCAATATCTTTCCGAGTGACTTAGAAATCCACAGTACTTTTCCTGTTTCTTTGTCCCATATTTCATATATCAGCGCCTCATATACTCCGTCATCAGACTTGTACGACTGTTTTAAATCTTCAGGCTTAGTATCAAGTGGAATCTTATAGCCTAATTCTTCGCCAAAACGCTCACAAAGAGCAGGTCTAGACATATAGACTCTACGCCATACTGCGGTTACTTCTTCCCAGGTTCTAGCAATTGTGTGTCCAAAGTCTTTCCAATGGACATAATCTACAGGGCAGCACTCATATTCAATGCGCTCTGGATTTTCATTGACTTCGCCTTGCATTGTTTCGGCTTCGTCAGAATCTTCAGTTACCTCTAAACCATCTTCAGGTGTGTCGGTTTCATCAGCTTCACCTACAATGTGTGGCTCATAACGAACCCAACTAACGCCACGACCACCCAATAATCGGTCTAAAACGCTGTTATTCATAGCTGACTTATAGTCGCCATAGTGTTCAATTTCAAACTCTAAGGCACGCTCAAGCATCATTGAGGCTACTCTGCCGATTGGGTCATTGTCCCTAAATCTACGGCTTACATCAGGTCTTGGAAGTCTTGCAAAGATAGCAGGCTGAATGGTTTGGACATTTGACCAAAGAATATTAAACCGAGCATTAGGATTGCGGTCATAGCGACTGTCATCTTTATACTTCTTTACTATCCTATCAACTCTGGCTTCCCAACGCTTATATGAGCGTTCATAGCCCATAATGGTTTTGTACCAATCTTCATAAGTGTGGTCTACAGTTGCCTTGTCATTCGCCATTAATATCTCCTATTCACTACATTCTTTGTGTCTTTCCACAAATCATTGAGTGATACTTCAGTTTTACCTACAAACAGCCCTTTAATGGAGTCATCCTTATGGGGCAACTTCGCTTCTTCTTTCCAGGCAATGCTTAGCATCCTGAAGGCATCAGCACCATGAGAAGTCCAATCATGCCTAGGTTTATCCCTAAAGACCTTCTTGTCCTCATCGTACTCACGCTGATACTGCCTTAAACATTCAATGCCATCTTCACACTTATGGTCAAACCAAGCTCTAGTTAATGCTAGTCGTGTTGCTTGTATTCCATCTTGTAATGACAAACTTGGCACAATTCTTAACGATTTTAACGCAATTTTGTCTGAAAGTTGCTCAATTATGCTTTTATTTGACGCAAGTGTCTTTGCTCTTGCATCATGAGGTAAATAATGTGTGCCGTAGTTGTAACCTCTTTCCTTCTCTCTTGACTGAATAATGCCAGCGTAAAAAGCTACTGGCTGACCATTTGAAGAGTGGTAGTCAAGCATACGAATCTCGCCATGCACCACTTGAAACCACCATATTGCTGTGTCATCGGAGTAACCTAAGTCCCAGGCTGTGTGTACAGGGAACATTGGGTCATATTCAATGTCAAGTATTCTGCCTTGGTCAGTAAGCTGACGCATTTCTTTGCCATAGAAAGCTCCAATAATGGCAGACTCAAAGTCACATTCCCACTCAGCTAAATACTGGTCTTGGGTTTGCATCTTTTTGGCATCGTCTAATTCTTCTTGGGGAATTAAGCCAGTTTGACTAGCTCGCAGAGTCTTTACATACCAACTGTCATCTTTGGTAGCGTTGTTATATATTTCCCAGAATTGGTTATGTCCCTTTGGAGTCCCAATAAAGGTAGCCCAACCCCTTCTGTCTGATAATAATGGCCTCAAGACAGCTCCCCATAAGGAAGGCTTCATGTCAGCAAACTCATCTAGCACTACACCATCAAGATACAGACCACGCAAACTGTCAGCGTTATCAGCACCAAACAAACGAATCCTTGCCCCATTTATCAATTCCACCCATAGTTCTGAAACATTGTGATTAGCCCTTACAGGCTCTGAAAACTTCATTAAGTAGTCAAAAGCAATGCTTTTAGCCTGGGCGTAGTACGGTGCGAGGTAGGCATATCTGCCATCTTCCTTGCCATCAATTAAAGCCTTGTATATAAGGTCATTAATGCAAGCAACAGTCTTGCCGCAGCGTCTATGAGCTACGATTACTGCCCAGCGTTGTTCTCTTTCATGGAAGTCTAGGAATACATCTCTTGGACAATAGTCCAGTTCTACCTTTAGTTCTTCTTCCAAGACACCACCATGCGTTGAGGTGCTTTAGCATCGCCTACTACTTCAGTCCTGGCTAACTTAGGAACAGAGTATTCAACTAGGTTTTGGACAATCTCACAAGCCTTTGCTGGATTAGGCTGCACAATCCACTTACCAGCTAAATCGTCATAGATGCCTTCAGCGGTACTCTGTATCCACGATTGAATAAAAGGTAGGTTGCTATCAAGAATAGCTTTAACGGCTTCACGAGCCTCTGTAGTGGCTTTATTAGGTATTCCAGCCTTACGACCAGCCCTATTTAAGTTACCTTCTACAGACTTCGACAGTTTTTTATCCATACATTCTCAAGTAGTTGATTTGTAAGGGTTTATTCTACACCATTTGCAATAAACCAACAGTTAAGGGTAATTACCTATACTTTTAACGCTTTATCACTATAAACTGCATACATCAACAAGGGGAAACAAATGAACTACAAAAACTTTCAAATTGCATACAAGCCAGAGTTAAACACTTATGTAATTATTGACAGTAAGTTTAATCAAGAAATTAAATGTAAATCTGTTCAAGCTTGTAAAGTGCGTATTTCTAAACTTATTGCTTCTCGCCAGCGTTTTGCAGCGCTTTAATTTGGCTTTCAATTAATTCTCTGCGGTCTAGTTTGTTTTCAAACTTATCAAGCATCTTTACTTGGGCTGGGTCAAACATAACATAATTGTTAGTGTCCCTGCCTTGACCTTTTACCATTTGCATATTTTCATATTTAATTCCAGGTATACCTTGTTCTAAAAGCCATTTAGAGGCATCTGCTTCAGGTGTTTTTGACCCTGCTTGTTTTAAACTAAATGCTATTTCTTTATATAATTTTTCGCCTGTAGTTGGCGATATACCGCTACCAAATTGTTCCATTGCTTTAGCAGAAATGCGTTTTCTAGCATCTTCAGGCACTTCTTCATACCAATTAAGCATTTTTGGTATTAAAGCATCAGGAATATCTACTTTGTAAAGATTGCCTTCTTTTGGCCCAGAAATCGTATTTCTAGAAGCCATATACATTCCAGCAACATCAGGGCTTTCAGCAAAATAAATACCATGACCAAAATTGTTTGCTTTTGCACTTGTACCAGCTTTTGTTATGTCAAAACCTTCTTTTATTACATTTGGAGTGCCATGCCATGCTGTTAAAGCAGCCACATTTGGTACTTCACCCATAAATCTATTAAAAGCGCCTTGGTCAGTTATTTGCATACCTTGGGGTGTCATTTGCAATGCAGCATCTATGTCTTGGCGTTGTTTTGCAAGGTTTTGCATTGTTTTCTGCGGCAAACTTGCTATATGTTCTGACAATACTTTAGTCATTGGTGAGTTTACAGGCGTAGGTATGGCTAGTGTCCCATCCTGAGCGTAACCTGTTTGACGCAGTATTTCAGCCAATGTAGGCATAGCTTACCCAACAATATCTACATCGTGGTACTTGTTCATAGCCTTTGACAATGCTTCTTTACGCTTCATTCTTTCATTAGCTTTCTTATTCAGAATACCGCTATCTTCTAGCTCTAATGGAGGATTGTGTTCTTGGCGTTTCTTTTGTTGTTTCTCAAGCGTAGACTCTTTATGCGCTCTAAGCATTGCGTTTTCTGGCGGATAGCTTCTTGTCATGTGTTTCATTAGTCTTTTTCCTTGACATACTTATCATAGGTAGCTTCTAACTTTGACTTACGGCTACCTTTAGCATATTCACGCTCAGTATTTAACGCAATAGCAATGCTTTGAGCTTTACTTTTGCCAGATTTGCGTTCGGTTTTATAATTAGTCCCAACACTTTGTGCGCTACCGCTTTTGTCCAATGGCATGATGCTTCCTTACTTGAGGTATTTGAGTTTGTAGATAGTAGAGTCAATCAGTTGCTGGATTTCGGCAACAATATTGATAAGTTCTTGTTTTTGCGGCAAATCTGCGTTGGCTTCTGCCACGAAATTCTTTAATGATTCTAAGTACTTGAGTGCATCTTTAGGCTGATGATAGACACTTGGAAACTCTTTAATCTGCTCATAGCAACCCATATAAGCCTCGACATAATCATCTACAAGCTCAATGATTTCATCATAGTATTTGCCCAAAGCCTTATGCTGTGAGTAAGAATTTGTTGCCCAATGGAAGAAATGAGTATTAGTGCTGCTATGCAATAAAGTAGCGGCAAACATAGCGACATTAGGGGTTTCATTCATATAGACTCCAGTTCGTACAATTTTAGCACTTCCATAGCATCTTGCACGGAATTGACCCTATGTAAAGGGCCACCACGCCAATTAGCAAATAGGGTTATTTGTTGTGGCGTTAGCTTTTTATCTTCACCATCTTTAACTTCGATTAAAATGGTTTGTTCTGCATAGCACACCATCAGGTCAGGGATTCCTCCACCGACCATGTGCAAAAGAAATACATCAGCACCATTATCTCGTAGCGCTTTAACAACATCCTTCTGATTTTTATCAACTTTTTTTATAAAAGACATAATAATATGTTAGTGTTTAGCAACTTATAGTATAAGGGGTATTCAATGACGCAGTATTACTTGCCAGATGAAGAATGGATTGCCCTTTGGAAAGAGTGCGGTTCTGCCAAAATAATGTCCCAAAAGACAGGGATTACAGAAAGGTCTGTATATAACCGCAGACGCTCAATAGAATCTAGGTACAAAATTGAATTACCTTCAGTTGATGACCAGCGCTTTGACCAGTTAAAGAAAATAGCCCAGACCACAGGACATACACGCAGGGGCATGGAAATAGAAAAAGGTAAAGTCATTGTCTTTAGTGATGCTCACTTTTGGCCTGACGATACCACCACAGCATTCAAAGCCCTGTTAGAAATGATTAAAGAGCATAAGCCTACTGCCATAGTCTGTAATGGGGATGCGCTTGATGGGGCTAATCTTAGTCGTTTTCCACGCCAGGATTGGAATAAAGTCCCAACAGTCAAAGAAGAGTTAGACGCTTGTCAGTATTACTTGGGCGAAATTGAAGCGGTAGCCAAAGGAGCTAAGTTATTTTGGCCCATTGGCAACCATGACCAAAGACTTGAAATGAGTATTATTGCCAACCTTCCATCATTTGAAGGTGTCAAAGGCACAAGTCTTAAAGACTATTTTCCTATGTGGCAGCCTTGTTGGAGCTTTTGGCTCAATGAAGATGTTTGCATAAAGCATCGTTGGAAAGGTGGTTGGACAGGTGGTCGTAACAACGCTGTCAATAGCGGTTGCTCTATGCTTACAGGTCATACCCATGTACTGAGTGCTATACCTTTTAATGACTATAACGGCACACGCTGGGGTGTTCAGACAGGCACTTTAGCTGACCCAATGGGGCAACAGTTCAGTTATACCGAGGACACGCCTAAAGATTGGAATAGTGGCTTTGTAATGCTTTCATTTGAGCGCAGCAAAATGCTTCAACCTGAACTCATTAGAGTATGCGGTGAAGATGAGGTAGATTTTAGAGGAAAGATTCATAGAGTATGAAGCTAACTCCAGCTATTCTTAGCAATTTGTATAGTGCTATTTATTGTATGAAACCTTTTGACAGGTGGTCTATGCCATTGCCAGAAGAAATTGAGTTTCTTATAGACAAAGACCCAAATGTAATGGGTTCATATAGCTACGATACTGGCGAGGATATAGAACACACTATTATTATTTCGTCTGCTCGCTGTGGTCATCTAGACACGGTGATTCGAGTGCTTTGCCATGAGTGCATACATATGAGCCGTCATCGCACAAATAAATGGACTCACCATGATAAGGAGTTTCGTAAAAGAGCGCTCCGTATCTCGTCTGAATTGGGTTTTGACCCTTTAGAATTGTAGTGTTATCCATACGGCTATTATAGGCAGTAATATAACTAACACACCAAAAGCTAATAAAATATCATTCACACCAGGCTCTCTTGAACTTTCTGTAGTAACGCTTCCTCGGTGGTATTCCATTTTCTTTCAAAACCCTTTCTACCCAGACCGTGAATTCCATTGTTTCCTCTGTGATGTTCAGGACACAAGGGGATAATGGGGCTTGTAGCACGGACACCAGCTCGTCTAATGTGGTGAAGTTCGGCAGGACTGTCTTCATACCCAAGCACGGAACTGCACAATATACAACCGAGTCTGGCAACTCTTGCCATATAGTTCTTTTCATTTTTTGTAGCCATCAGCAAGTTCGTACCATAGTCTATACCATTCTTTAAATGACTCAAATCCTGTGCCACATCTGAACGGTTTACCTTCAGGTGTTAATTGGAAAAATGCATCTATTACTGTGCCATTATCTGTATTGCCATAAATAATAACCACCATAAACCTAGGATTAGCAGCAAGGGCTTGCAATAATCGCTTTTGTCCTTCGCTAACTTTTTCATTAGGCCGTTTCCATTCTAATATTAAAAAATGCCCATTGCGTTCTGCTATGCCATCCACATTACTAGGTAAAAATGCAGGGTTGCTTGGTATTAAACCCTTAAAATCGCCATAGTCTGTATGCGTGGCAAACATATTACGCATTAGGTTAGCCATTGTTTCCTTACCTGGTCATAAGTAGAAAACTCTAACTTTATGGTTTCTTCAGCTAAATCATGGGCTATGAGTGTAGCCTTTTCATACTGTTTTTTAAGAGTAGCGTTGTGATAACACCGTAATAACTTTTGAATACGCAGGTAGTTTTCAGAATAATCAGTCATTCAATCTCCAAAGTGCATTTGTCGCCAGAGGCTTTTCTTTCTACAGTTACTTCACATAATCCTTTTACATCTTTGCAAAAATCAGTTATGTAAAGACATAAATTTTCTAATGTTGGTCTGCCTAAACCTTCAACATTATCTAAAAATTTGTGGTCAAGTCTAATTTTTAATGGGTCAATCACCCAAGCAAAATGCCCAAAATCTTTAACCATTCCATCTTCATTTGGTTCGCCTCTAACTGAAATGCTTGCATGGTAAGTATGCCCATGTATATTTTCTGATTGCATTTTGGTGTGTACATCCACATACCTACCTTTTAATGTATGTGCAGCGTCAAAATAAAATGTTTGTGTAAGTTTCAAAATAACCCCTCTTGTTCAACTTGCATAAAATTCCAAGTAGATGGTGCATTATGAGCTTCAATTCTTGACCTCATTACTTGCGCTCTAGCTTCTTTTGTTGGGGGTGGGTAATTGCCGTTTTTCCAATTTTTGTCAATTCCTACATTTCTAGCAATGTTTGTGCTGTCCGTAGAAGCAAAAGGCAATTTAGTAAATATTGCTGGGTCTAACATACGCAGACCATGAAGTTTGCATATTGGCCTACCCATATCATCGCAAATAACACGCATTGCTTGACCCATTTTTGACCACCAGGCAGATGTTCCAACTGTAGCGTATTCACCAGAACTACCAATACATACACGCACATAATAATTGGCTAATTGTTCCAACCTTTCTAATGATTCATGCATATGCCATACAGGAGCTCCAAACCATTTAGGTAATGGGCAATCTTCAAGCAACGCATCATTGTCAGCCTCTGTTCCATCAATGACATCAGGAATACAAGCAAAATCACAAGATGGTACTTTTTTAAGGTTTAATGCCCAATCATAATAAGCATCCCAATTAGTAACTGGTTTACCGCTTTTCCAAGCACTAAAAGCGCCATTGTCTATAGCAAAAGATTGACATACTTCAATTGCTGTGCCAATTTGGTCTGCATGAGCATAAGACACAAAGGCATGACCAGCTTGTACAGCGTAATTAGCAACTGTGGCTGGGGTTATAGGAAGCCCATGATAATGAATCATAAATAATTTTCTTTTTGAATGTTTTGTCTTGCAAAATGTCGTTTAAATTTACGCATTGCCCCTTTTAATGCTGTTTCTACTTCTGTTTGCGTAAGGTTTAATTGTTTAGCAATATCAGCAATATTCATATCAATACCTTCCTTTATATAAGGATTAAGGTTTTTTGTGCCCTTTTTCCTCATCGGGTTATTCTTTCAATGTTTCTGTTGCTTGCTTCTTGGGTTCTGTATAGTTCAAACCTCATCTTAGCGGCTTCTAATTGCCATTTAAGGGCTTCTGCTTCTTCTGTCGCCAATCCAATGGCCTCACATAACTCTTGGTAAGGCTGCGACTTATACGCATCCATTTCTTTCGCCCCAATAGTATTTGCCGTTGATTTAGACATTTCAATAGCCTTGAGAGAATGCTTAAACGCCTCGAATTGAGCAAGTTCACCTTTCGCCTTTGCGTATAATGGCGCTGTTTTAAAAATGAAATCAATAGCGTCATTTGGGTCATATTCTCTCATTTAAGGTTCATCCATAATCCGACCTGGGCCGCAGCATAGCCAACCCAAATCAAAGCGTTAGAGTTTGAACCTTTAAAGTATTGTGCTAACCCAACCACTAAATACCCAAGCCCTGTTGCTGCAACAATATACCTTTCAAGCATCCCCATTCTCCCCTGTTACCAGCTTCATAAGCTGTATAAAAATCACGCAAAAGTTGTTCATCAAACTTGTGTTCGCTTATGTATTTACGAAACCAAATCAAACCTTTTTTGTGTCTTAAAGCACATAAATACCTTATGCCGCACTCATGCCTAAAGCCTTCATGCATTTTGCTTTGAGGCTTGCATAGGTGTCATAGCCATTACCCATAATCCCCAATTCAATAGCTTTAGCTTCAATGCCTTCATTGCTAAACATCCATTCTTTAGATTCTTTTACTTTCTTTGGCTCAATTACCAATTCATCTTCCCATCGCTCTTGGTTTAACCAGGTAGCAGGATGGGGTATAAATTCTAACTCGGTTTCTTTTGCGCTCCAGTATTGGCAATGTGTGTCAATAGCTTTTGCAGCCATAAGTTGTTGTTCATCGGTAAGTCGTTGCCAGGCTTTTCTTGCAACTGCTTTAGCAATTTTTCGTGGATATAAAGACCAGAATTCATCAAACATTCCTATGATACCTATTTAAAGGGTTATTAATCATGCTATTAATTAGCTCGTCTATACTAAAAAACCATTGAGTTTCTTTCATACCATCATGCGTATAAACACTAAAACTCATTGCAACACACGAGGACTTGGCGGTGTTGATGGGCTAGGCGGTACTGTATAGCCTGTGTTACCAACAACGCTTTGTGTATAACCACTTGGTGTCGTGATTACGACTTGGTTAGGATATATTGTAGCAGTCTGAGTAGTAATACCCATTGGGTTTACGAACTGTGCGGTGTTGCCATTAATTTGTACAGTTCCTAAGTTATAACCACGACTGTCAGTCATTTGAACCTGTTGTGCATTAGCAGGTATGCCATAACAAAACATAGCTGCAAATAAAACGCCTAATAAACAACTACCTATAAAATCTTTCATTTGAATCCCCTTTGTTAAAAACCTAGTTTCTGACTTTCTACAAGCTAAGTAAATACTCCAAAACCCTAAGTTGCAAATACGCAACATGTACACTTTTTGGCGTTTTTTATACATATAGGTATCAATATGTATACGCAATCAATACTTATAGGTACTAAAAGACATAGTTTGACCAAGGGTGATAGGGAACTATCAACCGACCCAATGTCTATGACATCTAGTCCTTCACTAAGATAATGGTCATTCGATGGAGAAGTTGTATCACCCAAGTCCTCTCCGTCTTGTGTAGTCGCCATTTAACGCTACGAGGCTTGCAATGGGGTTATCACCAGCCTATCTTTTCTTCCACGCCACCGATTTAGGTGCTTAGTACGCCTGGAGTGCGGACTGCAATATTACTCTTTTATATCTTCCTCTGCCATGTGGCAAAAAATACCGCATTGTATGTCTTGTTCTTGGGGATAATTACCAGCTTCAGGTGGCAATTCATCCAAATATACATCTTTTAAAACTGTTTGTTTCTTTTTGCGCTCAAGTTGAGCCATACGGTCAAATTGCACAGGAAAGTCTACTTTAATCTTATTCCAATAGCCTTTACCGCCTTTAACGCAACCAATACAGTTGTTGTTATGGTAGCCTAGCTTATACATAACTGGAAGCTCTATACCAGCGTTTTGAAGCATTGCAAGGCAATCTACTTTACCAAGTCCTTTATCAATTAAAGGCGCTTTAGCATCAATATTATTGGCATCAAGAAAACGGTCATAGCGGTCTTGTTCTTCCATCGTATAGCCAAATACTTGAATATCTGTAGGTTGCTCAAATTTAAGCCTAACATCCTTTTTTAGTTTTCTAGTGCATGGGCTTGCACCTTTAATATTCATGGCTGAAGTTTCAAAACACTTATAAATTGACCTTTCATAACGGTCATTGCCCAAAATAAGTATTTTTTGACCAAACCATTTTTCGCAATCAGCAAGAAAACGCTTGTTATCAAAGTGTTCTTCAATTACTTCTGTGTACACAACAATAACTTCTTTGTCTTTAAATTGTGCTAAAGCCAACTTTGTAGCTACAGCACTAGCAGCGCCACAAGAAAACCAACAAACAACTCTAGGCATAATTAATCTTCAATTTGTATAAAAGCGTTGCTTTTAGGCAACAATTCAGGCCATATTAAAAAGTAGTTATTTGGAAACATATCTTGGCGAGTTACCAAACCATTGCTTTCTTTTTCAATTCTTGCGCCCAAAAACATAAACCTGTCGGCTGGGATGCCACGCACACGCCAGTTGGATACGGCTGCATTGTCTACTTTGCACATTTTTGCCACTTTTGCCGTACCACCTAACAAATCAATAATGGCGTTATCGGTAAGTTTTAATTTTGTGTCCATTCACGCAGTTTAACTTAAATGTTGTTTATTTGCAAAGACTTTGCTTTTTTAGTTTTCCCATGTTAATATGCCTATATAGCAATTTCGCTATGTATTTAAGGGGAACTTAAATGGGTGAACTAAACCAACTAATGTTGGAAATGGAAGAGCGTTTAGAAATAGCGCTTAACAATATGGAATTTGGCACAGAGCTTGCACAAGACGATATTGATGTTATTCGTGCAGCTTGTGGCAAACCACGAAACAGTCGTGTCAATCCTTTACTGCGTGATGTTATTAATGACTTTGGCGCAATTTTTGGAGGCTCGAAATGAACCAATCAGAAAGCATTGCTAATTTAGCTAAATCACTAAGTGCGGTACAAGGAAAACTAACTTATGCAAAAAAAGACAGTAAAAACCCTTTTTTCAAATCTAATTATGCTGACCTTGAGTCTGTTTGGGATGCTTGTCGTGACCTGCTTAGTAGTAATGGTTTGGCTGTTTCTCAATTCCCTGGACTATATTCTGAGCTAGACAAGTCCATGTCTTTAATAACAATCCTGACCCATACTTCTGGCGAATGGATTAGCCAAGAAATGTCTGTGCCTATGTCAAAACCTGACGCACAGGGCGCAGGCAGTTGTTTGACCTATATGCGTAGGTACGCATTAGCAGCAGTAGTAGGAGTAGTACAAGCAGACGATGATGGTAATGCCGCATCGTCACCTAAACCAGTAGTAAAAGCAAAGGAAATCTAATGGCTTACGAAATAAAAGAAGGCAGCGCTTCGCTGTTTAAAAATACTCGCAAACAAAGTGAAAATCACCCAGATTATACAGGGTCAATAATGTTGCAAGGTAAAGAACATTATTTGTCAGCGTGGATTAAAGAATCACCTAAAGCCGGTAAGTTTTTTAGCATTTCTGTAGGAAAAGTAAAAGAACCTGTAGGTTTTGTACCTAAAGGTGCTGATGAAATCGTAGACTCTGACTTGCCGTTTTGAGGAGATGAATATGCTAAGTCAAATCAAAGATGTTATTGGCGATAAGGCCAGAATTTCTACAGAACCATTCGGAGTGGATGAAGAAAGACAATTAATAGCGTTTGAGGTCAATGACTTAGCTGCTGTACTTCAAGATGTTATTAGGGTTTGTGCAGACTGTTGCTTAAATACCACAGACAGAGAAGCAATACTAGAATTACTTAATTAAGCAGTTTAAAGGGGAAAATATGAGTCAGCATTGGTACTGTGCCATTACAGGCGCACCACGATATACGATGGTCGGCAAAAATGGCAAAGAAAGAAGCGTAACTTTGCGTGATGCCAAAGCAGCGCCAGGTACTTTAGTTCCATCTGTGTCCACCATAAATGGACAGCTTTCTAAAGATGGATTAAATACATGGCTTCAAACAGAGGCTATTAAAGCTGCTGCGGAAAATCCTAGGGGTCTACAAGAAGAAGAAAAAGACTACATTAGCCGTATTCTTGACTTGTCTAAGAAAAAGTCCCAAGAAGCCATGACTAGGGGAACTCTTATACATGACTTCATAGAGAGCTTTTACAACCAAGAATACCTACCAGAGATGCCTACCTATGTCCGCAAGGTAGATGACGCTATAACGGCTCATTTTGGGGCGCAGCTATGGATTGCCGAACAGTCTTTAGTCAATCAAGAAGGCTATGGTGGTAAGTGCGATTTATATTGCAAAGCAAAGCATGACTTCCCTGGGGTAGTAATTGACTTTAAAACGACAGAAAAATCCCCTGGTGAACTAACACCCTATCTAGAGCATACACTACAGCTTGCAGCCTATAGAGAAGTTCTAGCACCCCAAGCTAGATGTGCCAATGTCTACATTAATGGCGAAACTGGTGAGGTTGCAATATACGAACATACAGAGCAAGCCATTAGGGATGGCTATGAAATGTTCCTAAGTCTTTTAAAAATATACAAGCTCAAAACTGGGTTAAACTAAACAATGAGGTGGTAGGTGTGCTTTCCCCTTTGCACAACCATACATTCACGGAGTCCTGCCACCTCGCCTCTTTTCAAGGGCGTTAAGCCGCCATAACAGGATGCAGTAAGTTAGGGTTTTTGCGGCTTTCCACCTAATAGCTAGTAACTGCCAAATGTTGCCCTATATATTTTGTATATACATTGATGCCTATATGTATAAAAAATTGCACTTTCTATGCTTGTCAATGTCACATTTTTGCATGATTTTTTCTTTAAATTTCATGCACTTACAACAATAAATTTTTTATGTGGTTTTTGTTTCTCATAGTTTACAAATTGTTGTTTTTTTGCCAAATTAAGGGTAAACACCTATTAAAAACACTTACAAATAAGAATAAATTTTACTCATAGCAGGTCTTGACACTATTCAGCTCTATGGCTCTTTGAGATTTCAGACTAAAAAGACCTGACCTGCTTTTTTTTAAAGGAATTATGGAAACTTATGTAAGGCGAGTGTTTGAAGGTGAAGCGCCATGCGACAAATGCGACCAAGCTCAAACCTGTCAAGACAATGAATGGGCTTGTAGGGCGTTTTCTTTTTATGTATTGCATGGCGTTTTTGAGGACTACACGGCTCGTATGCCATCTAGAGAAATGTTTATTAAAATTTTTAAAGAAGATGACAAAGCTCTTAAAAACTATTTAAAAGCTATAAGGGAAAAGAAATGAATATTCAAATTGAAATAGTCAAAGAACATGAAGATGGGTCAGCAGACGCTTTAGTTCATTTTGACGCTGAAGGACTAGGAATATTGGTAGAAGCTGGTATTTTAAGCATATTGCGCCAATACATAGAACAGGAAAAGAAAAAGGCAAAGAAAAAGAAATGATTACCGAAAAAGATGGTAGTTTTACTATTAACTGTAAACAAGGGGAAGCAACTATGAGTACACGCAGTTTTGGAATGGTAGGAAAAACCTATAAAACGGCTTCAGAGGCGTTTAAAGAGCCTGACTACTACACAGCTATACAAAGACCCCAACAAAGCGAATACAGCCACTTGTGGTGCGTTTTAGGGGTAATTTCTGTATTAACCTTAATTGTGTTTGTATTTAACCGTTCTTAGCCATATTTAAAGACTCAGTTTCTTCAGTAGCTACACGGCTAAGCCACCCTTTGCCAAAAATAGGAAATGTCTTTAGTGAACGGTAGTAGTCCCTGCGAGCTTCTGAGAATTGAGCGATAAGAGTTGCACTATTACTGGCGAGAATAAGCTCTCTTGTCTTTGGGCCGATAATTCCGTCAGGTACGCATCCAATAGCGGACTGAAGCAATTTAACGCTTCTGCCTGGCCCTGCATTAACTCCCATGGAAAATACAACAAAATCGAGTCCCCTAGGTAAAACTTCTCCATAGCAAGGCCTCCAATATTTCTGTTCATATAAGGGTGCTACTTCAGCTTCTGTAAGGTTTTTCATGGTTTCAACAGGATGACCTACCCATTCTTCCCAAACACGCTTAGTAACGCCTAAATTTGTTTCACCACCTTGGTCGTTTGGATTATTTACCCAACCACCTTCAGACTTTAATACTAACGCTAAACACTCTTTAAAGTTACCTGTCATTTAAGCCCTAATTGTTCCTTAGTCCACTCTTGTAAACTAACTAATTGCTGCGTGGTTTGAGCGCATTGTCCAATAAGTTCTGAGTAGGCGGTATTTGCATCAAAGAGCTTGGTGGTGTTGGAAAGGTTGGACACGCTGCTGGTATTGGGCTGGCGCACCCCATTAGCGTAATACTGGCGCAACAAAGCAAGTTTCGCATCATATTCATTTTGTATTCCTTTAGTTACGAGTTCCTGCTGTGACCGAATGGATTCAACTTTTGCTTCTTGTGTTTTGGCGGCAACTTCAACTGACTTCTTGTATTCAATATATCGTGAATAACCCATCCACCACCCAGAACCGAAAGCAATAGATAAAACAACGCCAATAATTGCCAACTTAGCATAATCAATCATTTCTCACCTAATGGCTGAGTTGTTATAAAGCGGAGTACAGCGCAAATAATGCCGATAACAACAAAAGACACACCATAGTATCTAGGGTCAATAATATTTTGAACATAGGAAAAATTTTCAAATAAAGAACCAAATATAACTAATAAAAAAGAAAACCACATTGTTTTACTACGCATTATTGGTTTCATTTTGGCAACTGAAATCCATGTGTTGAAATCCATGCATAACCTATTAATGCCACAAAAGCATAGCCAATAGTCTTTAAAGAAAACCATCCAAACTGGGTGACTTTCTCATTTAACCATTCTTTAATAGCTTCTTTTACAACATCTTTGTCTAGGTCGTTCATGGCTTAATCACTTTTTAAGTCGTGTAGTGGCTTTTTTAACTGTTTTCTTTGCGGCAACTTTTTTGGCTTTAGAAACAGGAAAATCAAAGGTTTCAATCTTAGGTTGAAAGCCAAATTTGTCTAATATCCATGTGAATGTAAAGTTCATTGAATCACCTCTACTTTAGCAAGTGATTCTTTAAGCATAGTCAGAAATGCTTGTTTGCCGACTTGTAACTGTTCAATGTTGAACTGTGAACTACCAATTTTGCGGTCTAGGTCAATTAAATGATTAACCATAGCTTGCTGTTCAGTAGTCATATTTTCGAACTCGTAACTTACATCGTCAATAGTAACTTGGTTTTTCTTTATGTTTTCCATGTTATTTCTTCAAAATAATCCTGAAAGCGCAGGATATTACGCAGTTGCCCAAGGTAGTCCTGTTTCTTGTACAGGGTTCTTTTGTGCTTCAATATTGGCAGTCAGACTAGCTTCTACTGTGTCTTTGCCTAATGAATTTTGTACCCAGCCAATAACTTGTTCTTGCGTTAAATCAGCGTAAGGGATGTATTCTTTAGTTTCTTGAATGTAGCCTACAGTTCCGTAAGTTGAGGCGTTATAGTCACCATCCACAGCGTTTACTGTGTAATGTACTGTGACTACAAAGCCATCAGAAGTAAGTCTGTCCATTTGTATTACATTCCAAGTAAAGTTCATTTGTTCTCCAATGCTATTATTTTTTGTTTTAATTCTTCAATAGTAAGTAAAGCATTTTTTAAAGACATTACAGTTATAGCTAATACTGACCTATCATGGTAACCCCAAGGCTTTCCTTTTTCAGGTGTTGGTGCGGCTTCTTCACCAATAGCTTCATGCACATTTTGTGCATAAAAACCTAATTGTCTTTCTTTTCCAAAAATAGGTGCTTTTTCTTTATTGTAAAACCAATATCCAGCTTCTAATTTTTGCAACATTGCTTCAGGATTAACAGGAGTTCCATCTTTAATTTTCCATGTTTCATCAGATACAGAGCTAATTACACCAGCAGAAGAAAAAGTTGCTGCACCAGCACCATAAGCAGACATAGTAACTATGCCACTAGAGTCAATACGCATTTTTTCCGTTAATCCAACATTGGCTGTAAAGTTTTGAAAAATTAAACCACGCTGGTCACCAGCACCATCACGAATGGTATACATACCAGCATAAGTAGTGGTTGAGCTTTGAGCCGTAATTAAAGGAGATATTGTGTTTTGAACTGCTGAAGTTAATACAGAAAGCAAAGTATTTGGAGCAGTAACACCAATGCCTAAACTGCCAGCACTATTAATTCTCATTACTTCGCCTCTATTAGTTTGTATAAATAATAGATTTGCACCATTTGCACCTGTAGCACCAGTATTTTGAATATATGTTTGATTAGTATTATCTGAATTACTACAAGCTACAGTAGCACTTCCAGCAGCATTAAGTTGGGAATTTACATTTACAGTTTGAACTCCAAGACTGCTTCCATTAAAAGTTAAATTAGCATTATCTTGTAATAATCCGCCTGTACCAGCATAAGTTACACGACCACTTGTTAATCCTGAATCAGTAACGGATGTAAATACACCAGCAGAACTTGATTTAGAAGCAATAGTTTGCACCACTCCTGCGGAATCTTTGTAGTACAACTTTCCATCGTTGGTGTTTATAGCTAATTCGCCAGCAACTAAGTTACCAGCCGTAGGAGTATTACTAGCAGTAGAACTGTAGTAAATCGAAATTGGAGTGTAGCCTGTCTGTGCCATGATTAGTATGTTCCGCCAAAGATGCCTGTTAAGGCTGTTAGTGTACCAACATTATTAATGTCGTTTGTTGCCATATTCAATGCCCCTGACATAGGAGTTTGACCATCTGCTGCTACTGACTGAGTTAGACCATCAGCAATATTTTGCATGGTTGTATTAGCCCAGCTACTTGTAATAGTTGTGCCAGTTACTACTGGATTGCCAGCAGGAAGATTGTATACGCCTGAGCCATTTCGGGACATGGTTGCTTTCCTTTACGATTTAATGCTATAATCTCTAAAAAGGAGATTACTATGCCATTTAAAAACCAACATCCTCTTTACCAAGTTTGGCAAGGAATGAAGGCAAGATGTCTTAATCCAAATAATCCACATTACGCAAATTACGGAAAAAGAGGAATAAAAATTTGTGACCAATGGATAAACAATTTTAACCAATTTGTTAAAGATATGGGTGAAAGACCAGCAGGCAATTCTATTGACAGAATTAATAACAATGGTGATTACACGCCACAAAATTGCAAATGGTCTACTAAAAAAGAACAACAAAGAAATCGCAGAGTTACTAAACATATAAACATTGAAGGTGTTAGCTATCTTATTTGTGAGATTGCTGAAAAATATGGGTTTAAATATGACACTATAGAAAATAGAGCCAAAACTGCAAAAACTTTTAATGAGCTTGTAGACAAAACTCGCAAAGTTTATAAAGAAGGTCTTGCGCTTGGCGGTAAAGCTAGTGGCGCAAAAAAACAAGTTATGACCCATTGCAAGGCTGGGCATGAATTTACCGAAGCAAATACCCATATTTACAAAGGATGGAGGCGTTGTCGTACTTGTCATAGAATTAGACAATATAATCGTACTCATTAACGCTACCATTTCTACTCATTTGTTGCTCCTTGTGCGCCACGAATCATTAATAATTCGGCTAATCTTTTTTGTTCATCTGTCATTTTAGGTGCTTTTGCGGCAATTTGCCCTGCTTTATAGGCAGTTTCGCCCATTAAACGAGGACTTGTAGTGGCCATTGTTGCTAATGTGGCAGGAATGTGTGCTCCACCTGTTAATGCTGTTCCTAACAATGCGCTTACATCCAACCCTTGACCAACCAATCCTCTTGGTGTTTTGGCACTTAATGCCTGTCCAGCAATTGCTGGCATTAAATCACCACCACTTGATTGCATTAATTTATTAGCTAATTCTTGGCGATAACCATAATTGGTATTTACATTGTTTCGCATTAAAGACTGAAGTTTATTCAAACCAGTAGCTACAGAAGCCTTATCGCCTAAACTTAAAGAACGACTAATTTCTTTAACTAAATCTTGACCTTCTGAATAGCCTTTCATTACTTCATTGTATTTAGGGGCTTGGTCAGCTATTTCATTTTTAATGGAATGGTAAATATTTTGTGCAATAGTGCGAGCTTTTCCTGATTCAAAAGGGATTGTTTCAAGAATAGCGCCTACTTTTTGTTTTAAAGCATCCATACCTTCTGGGGTATGAAACTCTTTAGCAGGTAAGTTTTTCCATTCATCCACAGTTGAGCGAATTTCTTGCAATGCTTGACCAGCTTTAGGGTTAATGTTTTGACCCTTATAAGAAGCAATGTCTTTAGCTTCACTAATAGCTTTATCAATCCCTTGAAAACTTAATACAGACTTATCTGTACCAACATCCATCATTCCCAATTTATATTCTTTGGAAATGTCTTGTTTCATGTTAGAAAGAGCGCCTTTGGCTTGGTTTAAAACATCTTCCATTGGTGCTAAACCGCGCATATTTTCAACAAATGCTTGATTGTTTGTTTTGCCAGCTTTATATGCCTGGCTTAATGCTTCTTCTCCAGCACCAGTAGCCATGCCAACTTCTTTTCTTAATAAAGAAGCAAGCCCTTTTCCTCCTGCTACAACACCAGCAGGTACAGCACCTAATGCTGCATTTATAGGTGCTTCTTGTATTTTTTGTCCATAAAACTGACTACCTGTTTTGCCTGTTTCTTCAGGCATTAATGCGCTTTGCGCTACAGCACCACCCATTGTTTGTAAAACAGGCGCTGCTTTGGCAAAGCTAGGAATCATACCAATGCCTTTAGCAATACCAGCCGCAGGAGCTATAGCACCAGCAACTTGACCACCTAAATAAGACATTGGATTAGCTTCTTGATAAGGTTTAGCTTGTTCTGCCATACTTTGTGCAGTTTGACCGCCTACATTACCACCAGTAGCTAATTGAGCAGCACCTATAGGCACATCAACCATAGACTTTGTAAGACCAGCCATAGCTGACTCTAATGGGCGTGGTTGCGCTTGAATATTTAATTGACCACGATTAATGGGGCGACCAAAAGCAGCACCACCAGCATTTTCACCAAACTGACCACTAGAAGCAGGTGTAGGGGCTTGAGAAACTCCTAATTTAGCTTCTAATTGCGCTTTTGTTGTACCTTCAGGAACATTTTGTACAAGAGTGCCATCTGGCATTAATACATCCATGTCTATTCCTTATGGCAAATCGTTAAAATTAACCACTTTTTTAGGTGCTTGTGGTACTTGTGAAGTTTGCGGCATTTGTGGCATTTGACCACTTACAGGCGCTCTAGCACCTTTTTCTAAATCAGACAAATAGCCTTTAAACCCATTTAGTTTATCTTCAATAGTTTTTGCATTGTCATATTCAGAAGGCAAGAATGAACTTAAGCGTTGCAATTCTTGTTTACTTTGAGCAGCACCTGCTCTTTCATTAATAACTTTTGACACCACATTGTATACATAAGAACGAGCAGCAGTTTGGTCAGCAGATTGAGTTCTACCAGCAAGGGTTTCACCTAATGGCATATTACCTGCAATGCCACGACCTAAACTAAACGCATTTGGCGTTTCTTTAACTGCTTTTAAAGCGCCTTCTATAACTGAGCGTTGTTGATTTATGCTAGAAACTTCATTTTTTTGCTTTGTGTCCAATGTTGCTGGTAATGGTTGTCCACCAGCCATAACTGGTTGTGCTTGACCTGTACGAGTATTTACTAGCATAGGGCCATTGGCGGTTTCAACTACTTGGCCTGCTACAGGTTGATGTGCTTTAGGGTATTCGGCAATTTTTTGTTTAGTAACAGGGTCTAGCAAAATGGTTGAATTGCCTGTGTCAATGCTAATTGGGGCATGATATTTAGTGCCGCCTTGACCAATAGTTTCCATTTGACCTGTAGCAATATTTCTGCGCTGACCAATTTCGCCTTCGCCATATTTTTGTGTTTTTAAATCTTCTGCAACCAATGCTTTTATTGTTGGGTTTTGTGATTTAAGTCCAAATTGAATAGCTTTAGCAGGGTCAGTTTTTAACAATTCTGAATAAGTTTGAATATCTCCACGCAAAGCAGCAGCCAATTCAGCTTGCTTAGTATCTGCACGACCACTAATAGCTTCTCCTGCCAATACATTAGCCATAGGGTTTAATTGCTGAGTCCAGCTAGGAGCAACATAATGACCACTAATCATTTGACCTTGTGGTTGTTGCATACCTTTAGCCATTAGCAATTCAGCTAATTTGCGTTCACGACTTAAACCCTGTAATTCAGGATTGTAGTCAAGTGCTTCTTGTTCAGGAGTTAGTGCCATTATGCTGTCCTTAATGCGTTTGCCATTGGGTTTATGCCAGAAACATCGTACATACCTTTAGTAGCTTGTGTTTGACCTGGAGTATTAAATGTAAATGGGTTTTGGTTCATTTTAATTTGATAGGGTACTGCACCAGCTTGTGCAGGAGCTATACTGCCTAAATACTTTGCTAAATCTTGTGGACTTAATCCACCTGTACCAGTTGTTGTTCCACCAGTTTTAGCTCCACCAGTTGCACTACCAGCAGCACTACCACCCAATAATTTAGCTAAAGTGCTTGCTGTACTAATACCTTGTTTTACTTGATTTGCTGTTTTTAAAATGTCTGCAAGTGATAATCCAGTAGAAGGAGCAAATCCACCAATACCTACAGAACTTGCTGGAATTGCAGCACCTGAAGCATCTAAAGCAAATTGACCAGGTGCAGAAGAAGCATAAGTAGCACCAATAGTTGTACCTAATGTGCCATCACCAACCATTACATTAGCTGGTAAAGCGCCTGTTAAACCGCCTTCGCCTAATGTTGTAGCACCAGCACCAGGAACTGCTCCAGAACCTTCTAAAGGCGCTGTTATTCCACCTGAAGCTCCTGAAGGCATACCAGTACCAAAACTAGAAATTTGTACATCAGGTGCATTTAATATTGCATCAGCACCAGGATACGAACTAGCATTTAAACTAGAACTAGCCAATTCAGGCACAGTAAAAGCAGAACCGCCAAATGAACCAGCATCTAATCCTGCGCCAGCCATGTAAGCATCTATGCTGCCAGCACCAGTAGCGCCAAGAGCAGTTTCTCCAGCAACAGTACCAGCCTCTAAAGCAGCAGCAGCAGGAGCTAAAGCACCAGCAGTAATCATTGCAGCAAAAGCAGGAGCTACTTTCTCTATACCGCCTAAAGTAGCACCTTGACCTTGTCTTTGGGCTATATTAGTAGCGTGCCATTGTGCTGTATTTGCATAATTATTGGCAACTAAATTTTGAATTTGATTTGGGTCAAAACCAGCCTTTAAAGCATCTTGCATATTGCTTTGTATTCTTGCATTGGTATCAGCATTAGTTTTACCTTGACCTGCATCCCAACCTGCTTTTCTTAAATCAAGGCTTAACTGTGCGTTGTAATAAGCATTAGGGTCTATTTGTTTGAAAGCGTCAAGTGCTACTGTATTTTCGGCTTCATTGGTAGATGTGCCACCAAATCCATGACCATTATTTGTAAATGAAGTAAATAAATCATCTGCTAATGATTGCGCTTTTTGAGCGTTATAAGCCTTGGGGTCAGTTTGTTGTAATTGAGCATCTGCTTGTGCTTTGGCATCATTTTGTTGCTGCATTTGATACAACATATAATCATATTCAGGATTTGATGAATTAGGATTTTGTTGAACAAATTGTTCTTGCGTCATAGGCGCATTAGACACATCCTGAACAGGTTGGTCAGGTCTACTAGCAAGGTCAGAAAATAATCCCATGATTTATTTAACCGCCAATACCAGTTGTTCCACCAAATGCGCTTGCCCAATCAGTAGCAGCAGGTGCAGCATTACCAGTACCAGTTAAATTACCAAAAGCATCATAAGCGTTGCCTGTAACACCACCATTAGTAAGTCCTGCACCACCACTACTACCAAAATTTAAATTATTCCACCAGTTATTTATGCCACCAGCAGCACCAGTTAAAGCACTTCCAAGACCTAAAAGACCTGTTCCTGCATTTGCCGCAGTTCCTGCTGTTCCTAATAAATTAGTTAAACCACCACTACCTAACAAAGCAGCGCCACCTAGTCCATATAGACCTGATTGTGTATTAGCTGTTTTTGCATTGGCGGCATTTTGCGCTGCAATAGCTTGAGCATTTTGAGTAGAGTAAGCACCTAAATAATCAGGGCCAGCTACCGTTGCTTGTGTGTAAGGGTTTACATAACCAGGTTGTGTACCACTTTGGAAAGCACCTAATTGCTGTAATGGACTGTTATAAGCATTATAATTTTGCGTAAAGTTTTGAGCTTGTGCAGCGTTATTGGCTTGAGTACCAGCTAATTGATTGGAAAAACCTTGTTGTCCTGTGGCGTTATTAAATCCAAGCCCAGCTAACTGATTTGTATAATTTTGCTGTGCAGCTTGGTTTCCAAGTTGTGTACCAGCCAACTGATTAGTATAATTTTGTTGTGCAGCTTGATTTTGTAACTGTTGTGATTGCAAACCTTGACCAAAATTTTGAGCAATAGCAGAATTACTTAGTCCTAAATTAGCTAATTGATTGCTATTTTGTTGAGTCAAAGCTGCATTATTAGCTTGCGTTCCAGCTAACTGATTTTGATAACCTTGCTGACCTAATTGATTATTAAAACCAAGATTAGCTAATTGGTTGCTATTTTGTTGTGTAACAGCTTGATTACCAAATTGTCCAGCAGCCAAATTTTGATTAAACATTTGGTTTTGAACTTGAGAACCTTGTAATTGAGCTTGAGTTACTAAATCGTTTTGACCTTGGTTAAAGGTACGCATAGCGTTGTTATAGGCTTGAGTGCCAGGCACAATACCTTGGTTAGCTAAAGCAGCATTTTGTGATTCTTTGTCCTGCGCCATTTGTGGACTTAAACGGCTCATTAACAAATTGGTTGCAGCATCCCATCCTTGCATACCTGTTCCAGCAACGCCAGTTTGCAAATTTCCAGCATTACCAATTCCAGCAAATTGTGGCCCTTGCCCAACTTGTCCTAATTGTGCTGCATTTCCCATTCCTTGAGCTTGTTGTCCTGCTCCAATACCATAGGCTTGTTGTGCTTGTCCTGCGCCTTGAGCTTGTTGAGCATTGCCAATTTGATTAAATTGTGGCCCTTGTCCTACTTGACCAGCTTGGTAAGGACTAGCACTAAATGGATTTGCAGAATTATTTGCTACATTTTGTTGAATATTATTTAACGCACCACCTAATTGACCATTTAAAGACTGATTAGCAGTCCATACAGGGTTTCCATTAGCATCAGTAGATTGCGTGTAACTTAAATTGGCATAAGGAGTATTTTGATTTATTCGATTAGCAGCAGTAGCAGCTTGTGCTTGTTGCACATTGCCAGCCGTTGTTTGTTGCGCTGCATCTAAATAGGGGTTGCCAGTAGAATCTAATTTTTGTAAAGGAAGAGACATTATTTACTCCAAATGAAAGTATTTTCTTTAACACCAAGGAGTCGGCAAATATGATTATATATCATACTACGCCACCTTTTTCCATAACATAGTCTGTACTAGCCCAATGTAATTCAATGTTACGACTTGCTGCGTTTAAATTGACTGAACCTGTGTACCCAATTCCAGTAACACCTTGCCAAATTTTGGTAGTAATTAAACCGCCAGCCCAGTTATTGTTATCCCATTTAGCGGTGTCCCAAATACCATCTGCTTGAGTGCTAGGGTTAAAAGAAACCGCACCTAATTGAGATTGAGTGTCAAAATCCACGCTAATACCGCATAAAACGGCTGGTATTCCACCTGTAGACTGTAGAATAGGTCTAACCATAGTAAATCGTTTTAACTGACCAGGACTATCAAAATAGCTATATGCTTGTTGTGCAGTTGCAGTAATATTTCCACCATCGTCTGACATATCACTATAAAAAGCGCCTACATAGCCATCACCACCAAAGTGCATATCAGAATTGCCTGAAACTTCCCATGCATAGGCTTGAATACCTGTAAACCTAGCCCATGACTTTGTAATGGTGTGCATTACATATTGTTCCATTCCGTTAGTAATGGGAATGTTTAATATCAGCATATTTTCAGAGGCAAAATAGTTGATTTGCCAGCCAAAATTAGCATAATAGTTAGTTGCTGCAACGCTAATAGGGTAATAAATCTTGTCTGTTAAGTTAATTCTTGGGTCTAAGCGGCTTGATTGCAAAGCTGAAGCCAATGGTACTAAACCGTCTTGAGTTAGCAAAAGAAGGTCACCAGCCCATTTAAAAAAGCATCTACGGTTAAAGGTTTGACCTAATTGCCATACGCCTTTTAATGCCCAAGTAGCTGCTGTATTAGGGTCTGTACCGTTATATACAATAGCTTCACCCATACTGGTTACAAACACAGCATAAT